CACTAAAAACAAGGTTTATCACTTCTTCAACCGGAAAACACATCACTCTGATAGAGAAATCAGAGAGGGTGACAGATTACACATCGGACTTGATTTCAACATAGGCGGCACATGTGCAAATGTTTGGGTGATTGAGGGTAACAAACCAATTGCTGTTGATGAGTTCATTAGTCACGACACACATGATTTTGTAAACAACCTGGAACGTTATAGAGGTCACAACTTAACGGTTTATCCAGATAGTAGCGGCGGCAATAACAGCACCAACGCATCTGCAACGGATATTGAGATTATTGAAAACGCTGGTTATGCCGTTGACGCGCCGGATAAAAACCCTTTTGTCCGTGACCGTGTTAATGCCATGAACGCTTTGTTTTCACATAACCGAATTGCAATAAACACCGATAAATGTCCAGAGCTAACACATGCACTGGAAACCCAAGGCTACAACGATAAAAACGAACCGGAGAAATTCAACGTTCATCCGGCAATTGACGATCACAATGATGCGGCAGGCTATTTCATACACCAACGCTTCCCTTTACAAAGACCATCAGCCGCACCACGAACGGGGTAGATATGCCAATCAACATTGATGAATATCTACGCCACGAAACGTATTTAGCAAGACTGGCATCAGAAAACATTAATGCCATTATGACGCCAGCATTAAGTCGCACATATAGCCGGGTCAGACAGTTAATTGCAGAAGGCAATATCAGAACACCCTTACAGCTTAAGCGATTAGTCGAGCAGATTAACAAAGCCATCATTGCAGAATCGGGATGGCCTGAATTAACGGCTGAAATGAGGTCACTGGCCGAGTATGAAGCTGACTTTCAAGCAGGCTTTATAAGTAATAGCACGGAGCAGTCGCTTTCGGTTCCATCGGTTAAGCAGGTGCGCACATTTGTTGATGCGGCCACCATGAGCATAACCAGTGGTGAACGAGTTAATACAGGCGTTTGGACTGATTTTGTTGACGCTAATTTGCAATCACGGTTGAGACAGGTTTTAGGCATTGTTCGTCGAGGTTACAGCAGGCAGTTGCCCGTAAGTGAAATCATTCGGGATGTCCGTCAATCGGTTAACGGGATTTTATTACGCGAAACCGAAACATTAACCAGAACCGGCTACCAGCACTTTGCTAACCAAGCAAGAGCAGCAATGGCAGAGGCTAACCCAAGTGTTGAAATGGATGTGGTGTTCTCTGCCGTATTCGATAACCGCACGACATTAGGTTGTAGGGCATTAAACGGTAAGCGTTGGCCTAAAGGCTCACCCAATATCGTTGAAGTGCCTAGACATTTTAATTGCCGTTCTTCACACCTATATCTGCCATCAGCAGAAAAGCTGGAAGGCACTAGAGCGGCGATAGGCGGGCAACCTGGCACAGATGCTAAAGAAGCCTTTGAAGTGCGTGAACAACGCATCAGAGATGCACAGCGCAGACGTGCTAACGAAGAAAGCCCGCCCAAGAATTTAACCAAAGCGTCCAGGGTGAAATACCGAGGACGTAAGGACAGCGACATATTCAAAGCAGGGCAAGTCAGAGCGTCCACATCACAAGACAGTTGGATGAGATCGCAACCTGCCTGGTTTCAGGATGACGCACTTGGGCCAACTAGAGCCAAGCTATTGCGTAGCGGTGAATACGATTTTAATGACTTTATTGATATGTCTGGACGAAGACTCACGATTAACGAACTAAAGGCAAGAGACAGTGAAATATTCAAACGGCTTGGGCTTTAGATAATGGCAACAACAGAAGCGGCAACCATCAGTGAGGAAGTACATCCTGATTACACCGTGGGTATTAATGAGCTAACCAAGGTGCGTGATTGCCTGGAAGGTAGCCCAGAGATTAAGCGTAAAGGCTATCGTTACTTACCTCATCCGTCACAGATTGATACCGAATCTAATGAGCAGAAACTTCGCTACAAGGAATATATTGCCGGTGCTGAGTTTGAGCCCTATCCAGAGCAAACGCGCCGGACACTGCTTGGCAAGATGCGTATTGGTAATACAACAGTTGAATTGCCTGATCGCATTAGCTATTTAGAGCAAAACGTCGATGGTGATGGAATGTCACTCAAAGGCGCAGTTG